AGATTGGCAGGCAGATTTACCTGAAAATCAGATAGATTCAATGATTGAATATAATATTAATGATGTTAATTCTACTGAGGAATTACTCAATAGATGTAAAAAAGATGTAGATTTAAGGTTAGCTATTGAAGATGAATACGGAGTAAGAGTACTTAGTAAAGACGGAGTAAACATTGGAATGAAGATTTTAACGCAGAAATATCTTGAAAAAACAGGTCAAACCTGGTATGATATTAAAGATTTAAGATCTCCAATGGATGTAATACCATTAAATAAGGTAATACTACCATTTATTAAGTATGACAGTCCGATACTTCAAGGAGTACTAGATGATATGAAAAGTCAAATAGTATCTCCAGGAAGAAAAGGATATGAAAATAAATTCATATTTGAAGGACTAAGATACTCTGTAGGAGTTGGAGGAATTCATTCAGTAAATGATCCTGAAATAGTTATACCAAAAGAAGATGAAATGCTCATTGATATAGATGTTGCATCACTATATCCAAGTATGCTAATAGAATATGGGTTCTATCCTAAACATTTAGGACCTGAGTTCTTAGAAGTATATAAGCAAATTAAAGATGAGCGTATCGAAGCTAAACACAATGGCAATAAGGTTAAAAACGAAACCTTAAAGCTTGCTCTCAATGGATTATCAGGTAACTTACAGAATCCACATAATTTCTGTTATAGTCCAGAAGCTGTTATGAAAATCCGAATTAACGGTCAGCTTCTATTGTTAATGCTAGCTGAAAAACTAACCCAATTAGGATGCCGAATCATCCAAGCTAATACAGACGGTTTGTTTGTATTACTTAAAAAATCTGTATATGTTAGTGTAAACAAAGTATGTAGAGAATGGGAACAACTTACTAAACTTACTTTAGAAGAGGAACGTTTTAAGGCTATGTATCAATATGCTATAAATGACTACTTTGCTATTACTGAAGATGATAAAGTAAAAGAAAAGGGTATGTTTATTACTACTGTGAAATTAGGGAAAGGTTTAACTCCGAAGATCATACCGAAAGCAGTAATAAACTTTTTTAAGAACGGAGTACCAGTAGAAGAAACTATAAAAGGTTGCCAAGATATTAGAGATTTTCTAATGGCTGAAAAAACTGGTAAACAATGGCATGTTGAGTATAATAATAAAGAACAACAAAGGACTAATCGTTTCTATGCAAGTACTAATGGTGCTTATCTATGGAAATGGAAGGAAAAAGATACTAATCGTTTTGATATAAGTATTCCATGTCCTACAGAAAAACAGTATCAGAATATGCTTACTGCGTCTGGTGTTACTTTATTAAATTACTTAGATGATAAACCAATTGAAGAGAGAAAGATTAATTATAGGTACTATATTATGGAAGCCTATAAAATAATCCGTGAATTAAAACCGTTACAAATGAGTCTATGGGATTAACAAAGACTTATCAAATATATTTCAGAAAAAACATAGCTCATATAAAAAATATGAGAATATGATTTTAGAAATAGACACCTCAATCCTTGAACGGATTGAAAATTTATCTATTAATCAGTTAGTATTCCTAACGCTTGTATTGAATGATAATCAAACCATCAATCAAGACATTCAGAGACTTCTCAGCCTAGTTAATGAAGAAGAAATACAAGAGTTAGAAAATCAAGGTTTAATAACTATCACAAAATCTGATAGTAGCCAAGTCATAAGTAAAACATCAAAATTAATTGAACTTCTAAAAGAAGATAAATCTATGTTTGATGAATTTTATGACCTATTTCCAGTTTATGTTATAAGACCTGACGGAACTAAAGGGTTCTTAAGAGCTAATGTAAACAAATGTAGGAAAGAATATAATCGTATAGTAGGCAAAAGTAAAGCTATGCATCAGCATATATGCAACTGTCTTAAATTTGAGATAGAGAATAAAATGCTTACTGGAAAAATAGGTTATATGAAAACTATGTGGAAATGGCTCACTCAACATGAGTGGGAAACCTATGAAGAGCAAATGAAAGTAGAACAACCATTAATTGAAAATAATTATGGAACAGATATCTACTAATACACTTACATTTCGTCATATATCTTCTGCAGCTATAGAGGCAGTAGAATATATAAAGAAGAGAAAAAATCATGAGATTGAATCTCTTAAGACAAGGTGGAAGAAGTTCAATACTCAATGTATGGGAGGAATTGAACCCAATACTATTTATACTATAGTAGGTATATCTGGTAGTGGAAAGTCTTCATTTGTGAATACGTTAGAAAACGATTTAATAGATCTCAATTCTAATCAGGATGTTATAGTACTTAACTTCTCTTTTGAGATGCTAAGTTCTAGGCAAGTAGGTAGAAAAATAAGCAGTAAGTTAAGGCAAACTACTGCTGAGCTATATAGCGCTAATAATAGTCTTACAGATGAATTATTAGAGAATGTTGAAGAAACAACTCAACAAATAAAGTCATATCCGATATATTATGTAGATACACCGGGAACAGTTGACAATATAGCTTCTACTATAGATTACTTCTATGAGAATAAGGCTAAAGGCAAGAGATTTGTGATCATATTAGATCATACATTACTTGTTGAAGGTCAAGCTTCTGCCTTGCAAGTGATTTCGGATTTACAGAAACTATTTATTAAGGTAAAAAAATACCCTAATACTACTATAATTCAGTTATCACAGATGAACCGAAACATTGAAGCTCCTGATAGAATTAACAATCCTTCTATGCATTATCCAATGCGTAGTGATATTTCTTCTGCTGATACAATATTTCATGCTTCTGATTATGTTATTTGTATTCATAGACCAGAATTACTCAATATACAACAATATGGACCAAATCGTTTACTAGTTAAGAACAAAGTCTATCTACATATACTAAAAAACAGAGATGCAGGCGAATGTTCAATATTAGAGTTTGATAACGATCTAAAATACAATAATTTAATTGAAACAGTACGAGACGAAGAACCAGCAAAGAAATTTTCGTTTAGTAATAACAATTAAAAAAGGCTGAAAATTATGAAAACATATACAATTACATTACCGAAGAAAGAAGATACTGCAAAAATTTATAAAGATAATTTGTTGAAACGAGTAATCACTGCCTACCCTTGGTTGACAGTAGATAGTAAATTTGATTATCCATATTCTAATAATGGTGTAGAGTATGCATCTGCAGGAGATATTATTACTCTTGGGTTGAGCAATACTCATAAAGTTAGCTGGCTTCCTAAAGAATGTGCTAACTGCCCGTTTAAGTGTTGGAACGAAGATACTATTAATTTCGATCTTGAGAAAGAATTCTTTAAAGCAATTAATGCTCTTGATATATTTGCTAAAGAAAACTATCCGTTTGAGAAAGATTATGACTTTGAAGACGAATTTGGTACTCCTATTAAGATCTTCGATAATTTCGTACAGATTGGATACGATATTATTCCAATCATGCCAGGTTCATTAAACCATTTGAAACCTAAAACTAAGAAAACTATTATCAATATCACGATTAAGATTAAAAATCGTGGTTTATTCTAATAAAATAATTATTCCATATATCAGAAACTTATCAGAAACTTATCAGAGGAATATAACATAAATAAGCTTTATGATTGTATTACCAAAAGAAAAGATAAAAGCCAAGGTAGAAAATCCTAGATTTTTAATACTATTTGGCAAACCAAAAGCTGGTAAAACTACTTTAGTATCTAGATTAGACAACAATCTAATTATAGACTTAGAAGGAGGATCAGAGTTTTTGGAAGCATTAGCTGTACAAGCTAGATCCGTAAAGGATTTAGGAGATATAGCTAGTGCTATTAAAGAAGAAATTAAACAAACAGGTAAGAAACCTTATAAGTATATTACTATAGATAATGCTTCTAGATTAGAAGAAATGTGCATGAGTTTTGCAGTACAATTGTATAAGGCTACTCCAATGGGGAAAGGTTATACTGGTTCTGATGTTAGAACACTGCCAAATGGATCTGGTTACTTATATTTACAACAAGCTGTAAGAAAAGTAATAGATATGTTTAAAGAACTATGCGATAATTTAATCTTAATTGGTCACTTAAAAGATAAGATGATTAATAAAGAAGGAGAAGAATTATCTGAAATGTCTCTTGATTTAGTAGGTAAACTTGCAAATATTATATGTGGTGAAGCGGATGCAGTAGGCTATGTATATAGAAAGAAGAATGAAACTCATATTTCTTTTGAAGGAGGAGATAATTCTGTAAGAGAAGCAAGAGCACCTCATCTAAGAGGAAAGAATATAGTAGTAGCAGAAAGTGATGCAGATAATGTAATTACTACTTATTGGGACAAAATTTATTTACCTGAATAAAAAATGATTAAGTTATGATTTATAGCACAGAATTAGCAAACAAAATAGAGACTACAGACGTTTTAAAAAGTAAATACTTAGAAGCAGGTATTCATGAAGACGTACAGCTTGTAGGAGCAAAAGTTGACAAGTCTATTAACGGAAATATCTTTCTTGAAGTAAAATTTACTAAAGAAGGACAAGATTTAACTCATACAGAATGGGAATCTACTAAGAAACCTGGAGAGTCTGATGAGGAATGTCAAACTAGAGGTAGTAAACAAGTTAAAAGAATTATGCAAATTCTTGAATGTTTCTATCCTAAAGAGGCACTAGTATTTGCTGGTTCTTCTTATAAAGACTTTGTTGATTGGGTTGCTATGATGCTAAATGCAGCAAACAAGAATATTTTACTTAGAGTAAAGATAGTATATAATAAAAAGGGATATACTACATTGCCTAATTATTGTAAGTTTACTTTTATTGAACCAATGAATCTTCCTGAAGGAGAAAAGAGTAAAATTGCAGAATTGAGTATAGACCAATTTACTAAACCTGTAATAGCAGATGTAGAAACTAAGGATACTAATCCTCTAATGGAAACATCTTCTGATCCAACAGGTGATCTTCCTTTTTAAAGAAGAAAATAAAATAACAGTAGCTACCTAGAGCATAAGCTAGGAATACGTAGGTTAGTGCACCGCACTATGAAAAAATGAGTGACACACAATAGTGCACAACCTACGTTTTTAAATAGGAGTTTCTGATATTCAGAAATATGGTATAAATAAGAAAAAGATATATTTCTTATTTATTATAGAGTTCGAATCTCTATGCTCCTACTAAAAATATATCATATGATTTACGATACAACGAAAATAATAAACGATGATGATAATATTACTTTAGATTATATACTTTCTAAAGTAACGGAGTATGATATATATGCTGCGTATATAGGTAATTTTAAAGTAGGGATGATTTACAATAGTCCATTTCGTAAAGATAGAAACCCATCATTTGGATGTTTCTATAGTAGAACTAGTAAACAGTTAATGTTTAAAGATCATGGAACTGGAGAATGCGGTAACGTTATTAAATTTGTAAGTATTTATACTGGATTAACAAATTATAATGATATACTTAAGGATATTATTCAGAAACTTAAAATTACTAAAGATACGCAATTAGTTAGCTCTAAGCAATATATACCGTCAACTGAAACAGTAATTGGTGTAGTACGTCAGAATTTCACTGATACTGACATCAATTACTGGAAGCAGTTTAATATTACGGTAGATACTTTAAAGAAGTTTGGAGTAAGTAGTATAAAGTACTACCTATGCAACGGCATAGTAAAAAGCGTTTACAAAGAAGATAATCCAATGTATGCATATAAAGTTTATAATCATTTTAAGATATATAAACCTTTAGCCGACAAATATACAAAATGGCGTAATAACCTAACTGAATTAGATATTCAAGGTTATAAACAGTTACCTAAGACTGGAGATATACTCATTATTACAAAGAGTATGAAAGACGTCATGTGTTTATACGAAATGGGAATACCAGCAATATCTCCGTCTTCAGAATCAACCTTTATACCTGAAAAGGTATTAGATAGACTTAAGAAGCGTTTTAAGCGCATTATTATATTATTTGATCGTGACAGAGCTGGAGTAAAATATCTTCGTAAAATGAGTCAAAAGACAGGCTTAGAAGGTATGTTAATCCATAAGAAATTTAAGGCAAAGGATATATCTGATGCTATTAAAGCTAATGGATTTGAAAAAGTAAAAAATTGGTTAACTAAAAATATTAACAAATGATATGGTTCACCGCAGAAAGGAAAACTATTTCCAGAAAATCTAATATTACTAATGACGTAGAGGAAAAGAAATAAGCCTAGCGAAAGCAAAATTCGCAATGCAACACCAAATGAGTATAATGGTATTAGGTTTAAAAGCAAACTTGAGACATATACATATAAGAAGCTGGAAGAGTCAAATATTAAAGCTGAGTATGAAACTCAACGATACGAACTGCTTCCAGCTTTTACTTTTGGTGATAAGAAATATAGGGCAATAACTTATAAACCTGATTTTGTAGGTGATAAGTTTATTATTGAATGCAAAGGCTATCCAAATGATACATGGGCTTTGCGTGAAAAGTTATTTAACTACTATTTGTACACACATGAACCTAATACAGCGTTTTATGTGGTACATACACAGAAACAAGTTGATGAGTTAATCAGCAAGTTGAAAACATAAAAAATGAATATTATGGCAGAATTTATTAAGATCGGAAATGAGATTACAGTTAAACCTAAGTTAGAAGGTATTTCTTATGAACTCATAAGTAACAAAGTATACGATCTAGAGTATGATAGAATGCAAGGTAGATCTTATCTCAAAGAAAATGGTGATTTGAACATGCCAAAGAAATTATACAAACTAGAAGAAGATAATAAATTTATCAAACGTGTATTAAGTTATTTTAATTCTGATAATTCTGGAAAGACAACCGGTATATTACTTGCAGGTACTAAAGGTACAGGCAAAACAATGCTCTCTAAACGTATTGCCCTAGAAAGTAATTTACCTATTATCATAGTCGCAAACGACTACCCTGCTAATAAACTTACTAGTTTCTTTAAACATTTTACTACTCCTGTAGTAGTTATGTTTGATGAGATTGAAAAAAACACTTATTGGTGGGAAACTAAGGATCTATTAGGATTCTTAGACGGTGTGGAAGCTACATCTAAAAAACTAGTATTGATGACCTGTAACAAAACAGATCAGATAGACGATAACTTCTTTGATCGTTGTTCACGTGTTCGTTATTTTAAAGAATACAAAGCAAACTCTAATTCTGTATTTGTACGCTATATGGCAGAAGATAAAGGAATAAAGAATATAGATGAAGTCGTGAACTTCATTGTCGAGCATATGGAAGTTAAATCATTTGATAATATTTCAGCATTCTTAGATGAAGTTGTTCTCTTCGAAGATATTCCATTAGATGAATTAGCTAAAGATATGAATCTTAGCTTAAATGGAGTAATAAGAACAGGAACTAATATTTCTAATGAGGATGAAATAATTGAAGATCTATTCTAATGATACTATTTTATTCAATACTTATTTATAAACTTACTAAATTCTTACAATATGAAAATATGTGGAATTAGTGATATACACGGGAATCTATATAATGAGATTCCTAAGTGCGATGTATTGTGCATTTGTGGTGATATAGTTCCTTTAAATATTCAGAGAGATATAAAAGAATCTGATAAATGGTTTACTGAAGACTTTATTAAATGGATAAATAATTTACCGTGCAATAAAGTAATAATAGTACCTGGAAATCATGATTTCTATCTTGAAAGAATGTATATTGAAGGAACATGGGAAGTAGTTAAAGCACTTATGAGAGCTATAACTAATGATAAAGTAGAAATGCTTATTGATGAGTCTTATACTTATAAAGGAATTAGTTTCTACGGAACACCATGGATAAATCCTATTTTGTTTCAGCAAGGAAGGTGGGCATTTGAATTGCAAGATAATGAACTATATAATAAGATACCAAAATGCGATATACTAATTACTCACGATAATCCTAATTATAATAACGCATTAGGGCATTATACTTTTGGTAAAGCCAAAGTTCATTTATTTGGACATTGGCACGAAGGAGTATCTAATATAAATCACAGAAAATATAACTGTTCTATACTAGATAATAGTTATAATTTTAAGGAAGATTTAAATATAGTAACATTAGATTTTATGACACAAGAAGAAATTACATTAAAAACTGAATTTATAGAGTATTTAAGACTTGTTATAAGAGATTATTTTAAACTAAATGGAAATAAACCTCTTACTCTAGAAGAGTGTAATACTTTTCTTGATATGCAGAAAGAGTTTATAGAAGCTCTAGAAGAAGACAATAATGAATGGGATACTTCTGGGAGTTTCTGTAGTGATTATGATGAGGAAGAAGATACTCCTAAATTAGAATTAGAAGAAGCAGCATGAAAATAGAAATTCCGTATTATGAAGATAACACGCGAATATCAAATTCAGCAATAGGGTGGTTCTTGAAAAAAGGACCACGTTACCTCAAGGATATGCTTGACGGTAAAGAAGAGGGTATAAGTGGAAAGTATCTTGAAAAAGGTACTATGATACACATGTACTTACTTCAGCCAGATGAATTCTGGCATAATTATATGATTATTGACTATGAGAAGCCTAAAACAGCACAGCAGATTGCATTTTGTGAACGTTATTTTCATTCTACAGAATTATTAGAAGAAGATAAATTACTAGATGCATATAAATCTGCATACTCTGGCAATAATATGTCTAAAGATGCCATGTTAAAGAAAGCAAAAGAGTTACAACTCAAGTTTGCAGAGTATATTGAATTTTTAGATAAAAATCAAACATTTACAGTAATATCATTTGCTGATTTAAATATGCTTAAACGAATAGAAGAGAATATTAATAATCATAAAAAAGCAAAAGATTTACTTACAAATAATCCTGGTTGGGACTGTAATAATGAGTTTCATATAAACTGGGAAGCAACAAAACAAGGAGTATCTTGTAAGTCCTTATTAGATAGAGTTAAAATTGATTTTGTTAATAAGAAGATAATCCTTATAGACTTAAAAACTACAGCAGATGTTTATAATTTTAAGCATTCTGTAGAAGAATATGACTACTATAGACAAATTGCATTCTATATTTTAGCTCTTACATGGTATATGTCTGATCTAGGATATAATATAGAGGAATTTGATTTAGAAGCATACATTATTGCAATTCAAAGCAATGGTAATAATGAAGTAAGAGTATTTAATATGTTAAATGAAAAAGAGTTATTGGACCGCAAAGACCTAATAGCAAATGCTTTAACAGAAATTTCATATCACTATCAGACAGGAAATTGGGACCATACTCGTGAATATTACGAAGGAAATGGAACTGAAGAACTTAAATGAAGCAACAGCTTGTCTGTTGCACTTAGTGATAGACAATAAGAAGTTAGTAAACGAAAATCTTGTGAACGTATATACAGAGTATCCAGATGAACCATATTTCTGTGATAACTTATTCGTGATGTATAGAGAAACAACAATAAAAGCATTGTTGAATCTTCAATACGAACTAAGAAAGAATAAGTATTTTCATAGTCTACGTCAGATTCGAATAAATGACCAGTGGTATGAAATAGCTGTATTTACTTTGCCTAAAGAAATTAGAACTCGTAGAGATATACTAATCAGTGGTGGACCCGCAGAACTAAGTAAATCTGAAATGAGTAAAACACTTGAGTTATTCAATGGTATTCATACCAATCTACCAAATGTGTTGTTTACCAATGAATTTCATGAAGTAAAATCCGTCATACCTTTTGGTGATGTTATCGAAGATCCCTTCGAAGACATGCCAGAAGAGTGCTAACCTCCAAGGCACTTCAAACGATAAAGGCTACTAGAAATAGTAGCCTTTATTTTTATTTGTATAATTGTTCGTAATACTTTCGTTTGATTGCCGGATCTTGAATTTCTTTAACATTCTTGAATGGAGTCATCTTCCATAACCATCTTTCCAATTTAGTATCACCTTTATAAGCTCCATACTTAATTTTCTTATTATTAACAGCAATTTCCCACATTTCACTAAGTGATATAAGATTAGTGAATGGGTTCATAATGTCGAATATAGAACTTACTGAAGTAATAGTATTAAGTAAGTCTAGAGGATTATATTGGTTACCGTACTCAAATCCAGTTCTAGTTACTAGAAGAGCTAAGAAGTTTTTAACCCAATTGTCTCGATCATCATCAGCAACTTCAACTAATAAAGGTTTAACTACAAATGATAATAAAGCAATCATAGTCATTTCATAACTAAATTGTCTAATATTTCCTATATCAGATGCATCTAGTTGTTTACGACTATTCCAATCCTTTATTAACATAGGTACTACTCTACCTATAGTTCTTAATAAAGCTTCACGTTCCATACCTAAATTATAGTCATACTATTTTTTCATAGTGACTCTCTCACTAATGATATTTGGTATATAGTTACGGAACATCATTATAAGAGAACCAAAAGCATTAGAAGCAAATTGTGCTTTCTATTCTTCTGTTAACTGTCCATCAGCTGTAGCAGAAAGAGCTCTAGCACTATTACTAATTTCATTCTATACTTCAGCAAAAGCTTTAGCCTATGCTTTATCTCTAATTACAATATTTCCATTTTCTATTTCAATTATATCATAAGTACTCTATAGAGTTCTCCAGATGTTTTTTGCATCTTCTTTGTTAGAGAATAACTAATTGAACTATTGACTATTATAGAATCTTCCATTGTAGTATCTATAGTTATTCATAATCGAATTTAGTATAGTACCTTTGATTACAAAATCAGAAAACGAAAAAAGTCCAAATGCCCAGTTTCTACTTATAGTATTTATTATACCCACTCTATTAGAATTTCTAAATGCATTCTGGAATTCTGTACCTATTTCGAATCTCTACATTAATGCTACGTACTTATTGTTAGTGGTAGTATCCTTTGCATACTATACTATACCAAATAAGTTACTCACCATATTGAAATATGCCTTGGAAAAAGAAGAAAAATCAAAATATCTACCATTAGCAGCCATACCTAGCTGAGCCAGAAAAGCTGTAGCCATACCAGTAGCTCCAACAGCTAAATTGAGACCTAATCCAAGTAATTGACCATAGTTCTTAATACTGTGGATTACTTTAGAGAAGTTTACTTCCTTACCTGCTAATCCAAAGAACTTACCTATCTTACTATCCTCTGCAAATTTCTTAAGTATAGATTTAGATTCTTCTCCATATAATTGCATATCCATAAACCTACTTATAAACTTATAAGTATTGGTATCAGCGCCTACTTTCTTATCACTCTGCTTAAATATCTTTCTCTTGAGAGCATCTAATCCTATAGGTTTTCCAGTATATGCACGATTAGCCATCTACATCTTTATTACTTCTAGGTCTGGTTGTATCTCTGTCTTATTCTTGAAGTTTTCAGCCATCTTGAAGTAAGCTATAACAGAACCAACTAAGTCATTTGTAATCTTATTAGGATCGTCTAACTTGTTTATATAATAAGTAGGAATCATCCTCTAAGCAGATCCATCTGGTCTACTTGTAGGAGCATCAACATAACCTACATCATCTACATCTTTTACTATACCTTGTCTGGTATACTGTAAGAATCCTTTTATAACACCATCACCTTTAGCATATTGATACATACTACCACTCATTTGCGGTAACTTGTATGGATTATTTCTAGTCAAGAAAGTAAGCTTATCATTAGATGTCTCCATACCATTGAGCAACTCTTTATATAAGTTCCACAGAGGTATGTTTCTAGTAGCTACTTCATTACCGTTCTTATCCTTCTTTACTTTAAATAGATTATCATACTCTTTATTCTTGTAAAGAGATTCTTTAGGTTGATAGTACTCGTCAATATTTACATCGAATTTACTATTGAAATACTCTGAATTAGGATCTATTTCACTAAACTCTCTAGTAGGTGCTTCATAGTTTATAAGTCTTTCATCCTTTGGAACTATCTTAGTATAGTACCATTTTGGAACTATTACTTCTTTCTCACCTATGTAATATTTGATATGATGCTGATTCTCCCATAGTTCATAGAACTCTATACCTCTGTTTATAGCTGCCTACTTATCTCTTTTATATTGTTCAGTAGGAACTGATTCTGCAATGTCTTCGAATTTAAGTCCCTCTATAGACTCTTCTTCTTTCTTAGATTTGGATTTACGAGCGTTCTTTCTCTCTTTACGCATTTCTCTATCCAAACTATTTAAAGTATGCAGTAGAGTAGATGACATATACTGTACATCAATACCTCCAGTATACTCATTTCTATACGGTTTAGTAAGCTCTTCTCTTATCTTCTTTAACTCAATGTACCTATCTCCGTATTCTTTCTTCTCTATCTAAGATAGTTGTTTATAGAATTTATCACTAATCTATACTCTGGTATATCTCTTCTTCCATGCTTCATACTGTTCTGGAGTAAGATTTTCCTTTGCTTCACGTTTAGCTTCGTTGAACTTCTCTTCATTGGTAACATAATGCATTCCTTCATGAAGCATTTTATTCAATTCAGTAAGTTCCTCTGCTATCTACTTATCTAAATCAGTCTTAGGAGTACCGTCTTCATAGTACATGGACATCAACTGCTTCTTCTATATGTTATAGTTCTCATATTGTGCCCATTGTTTAGCGTCTAGATTTTCAAGATGTACTTTTCCTCTACTATCTCTTACATCATCCAGTAGTTTGTATATCTTAAATTGTATTGCGTCTCGAGCATCTCTGGCTTCTTGACTAAGTGAATTAAATGCATCATAATATTTCTTAGTATATCTACGTTCGCAATGTTTACTCAACCAGTCATTCATCTCCTTATTGAAAGCAGTTCTAGCTTCTTTCTCCAAAGGCATATTCTATCCTTCTGGAACATTATATTTAGTCTTTAAGCGTTTACGTTCTTTCTCAAGATTATTAAGAAACTCTCCATACTTTCTATCTCTAATGAAGTAACCAGTCTTTTTACCATCCGAATCATACTCGAACAATCTCATTTGATCTCCCAGAGATATCTGTTTCTGTAAACGTAATAGTTTATTACCGAACTTATGAGTAGCGAAACGAGTCTTATTATTAGTGTTTGCTATCATATCGAACATAACTCTAGCAGCCTTATCGTTCATCTTATCTCCAGACCCTATCCATCTCATTAGAGAACTAACATCATTTTCAGTAGTAATAAGATCCTCTCCTACATACTATTCCAATTCTGTTCTACTTTGTTCATCTTTAATACCATACTTTAACATAGTCTTCTATGCTAAATCCGTAGTAAGTTCAATAAGTCCTTGTCTAGCTGCTGCAAATTGAGTACGCATATTGGATATCATAGTCTTCATCTGATCGAAACTCTATGCTCCAAGTATGTCTTTATAAATGTCAGAATCAAATACATTTCTAGCAATTTCCTCTAGCACGTTATTATACATACCAAAATAATCCTATTGAAGTTGTATTAGTGCTAGATTACTAAATCCACTATCCCTACCTTCTCTAAGATTCTTTTGAGCAGTAAGTATGGCATTAACTGGACGAGTCATAGTTCTCTTTATATCCGATAAACAGTATACTATGGTCTGTAATGAGTCGATATTCGGATTCTTGAGGGCAGATAGCTATTGCTCTAAAGGAACTAATAAAGCAGTCTTGTTAGCTATCTTACGATTCTGAATAGACTTAATACGTGCTTGTACAGCATTAGTTATTAGTTGTCTTAACGTATCTAATGTCTTATCAAAATCGTATCGTTCAGCTCTAAATCTCTTCATAGCTTCATCTATCTGAGACATAGACTGTTGTTGAAGTGGAGAGTCTTGTTTATCAAATATATTCGCAGACCTTGGATTGAACGATCCACTATTGTCTATAGATTTAATTAATCTAGGAGATAAAGCTACAAATACATTTTGATTCTAAAGTTGATTGTCATCAAATTCTTTAAATATGGCTCCGTCTCTTTCATCTGCTAAAGCATTATTAACAGTATCCACAAAACCTTCTCCAGATTCTCTTAGATTATCCTTAGTGCCATGTTTTTCTCTAACATCTTTTAAAGACAGATAGACTGGATTATTATAAGGTCTATCTGCAAGAAAAGAACCTTTTGGATTTGAATTATCTGTAAAAAAGATAGCCCTATCTGTACCTCCTTTATGTTTAGCGAAATAGTTTTCCGGAAAACTTTCTTTAAATTCCTCTATCTATTGCTCTGAGTAATGATATACTACCAAAGGTTCACCATTCTTATCCACTACTTTGGATACATCTTTTGCATTTGGATTGACCCAGTCACCAAACCAAGCTTTAAAACTATTAGTATATACTTTAGCTTTAGCCTATAATGCATTTACTCTATTCTAGTTATTATGTTCTAACAGAGTTTCGAATAGTACAGAAGGCTCCCCGTTCGGAGCCTTATCTAAACTATAACCATTATTCATATCCCAGATAGCATATGCTTGTTTTTCACCAAGAGCAGCTACCATTTCATCAAACTCCGCTTTAATCTGCGGATCACTTAAGTTTGGACATATTCCTTTTGCCATAATTATTTACCTTTACAGTTATTATAAGCATCGTCTGAGAAATTATCCTCATTAAGATCATCTTCAGAAGTAAACATGTCTGATATATCTTCACCAGATGATTCTACTCCAGCATTAGGATCTTCATAAGGAACTGCTTCCATCATTGCTTCTGTCATTAGTAATTGTTGGTTTACTTTAGTCATTAAATTACCTTTATCTAACAAACCTGCTTCTGCTGCTATATCTCTATCTAACTCTTTAGTTTCCATTGCTTTAGATTTAGGTTTCTCACTCTGTTGAGTAGGCTTCTCGTCATTTACTTCTTGACTGATAATGTTATCAGCAGAATTCTCTGATAGATCTACATCTTCTGTTAATCTGTCTAATCCATGAGCATTGAACTATTCATTGAAATATTGGCTTGGTATAAGTGATATATCTATATTTTTGCTGTCTACTCCTTTAACCCACATCTTATATTTAGATTGATCATTAAAGAAGTCATTTAAATACTTGTAGGATAACACGCTTATATTATTTTCATCAAAGTCAGATAGAGAATAAGCGTCTTTATAATACTCATTTACTGTATTTGATCCAGACTGTATTCCTAATCTAGGTACAGCAGCGTATATTGTCTGTCCAGCCTATCCTAGTTTTTTACCTTTCTCTTTATCGTATACTTCAAGTCTACCTATTTTGACATATAATACAGTATTTCTCTTTCCGTAAACGGGATAATCAATAGATAAGAAATCTCTTTCGTCTTTTCTAGGTTTAGTACTGAATGACATAAGGTATGTACCTGTACCATCGGTCCATGGGGATGGAGCATATATAAACGACTTACTATTATATCTATTGGATTTAGGTTTAACTACATTCTTAACTACTTCAGAATCCTGAGCATTGTTTCTAGCAATATTTAATGCGATAGAAGGATATGAGCTTAACGTAGGTTCGTCTATAGTTTCATTAAACACATTTCCTAACCATTGTCCAGTATTCATATCACCTATAGCTTGTCTTATGTTATCTGCATAACCTGAATCAATTCTAAACTGACTAGATATCAAATGTGAGAACGTATTTGGAGCCTTATTGTCATAAGATGTATAGTAAGCATACAATGCTAATCTATTTGCAAATTGTCTTACAGCTGCATCTTCACTGGACATCAAGTCACTAAAGTATGCAATCAATCTATTTTCGAAATTAGAGCTGTTAGCCATGGAACTATTAAGTAAAGACATTGCATCAATGCCACCTTCTGTACTGTCTGTAGCTAGAGTTGGAATTAGGTAATTTAAGAAAGCATTACTTATTGATCCATCTCCATTAAGCAAGTTATCGTATCTACCATTTATATTTCTATATATAGCATACTTAAGTTGATGCAACCTCTTAGGAACAGTTCTATTACCCATTACCATTTCCTTTAGTTTTCCCTACTCTAAATGCATAGCTGGAGTGCTGTTAGCAACTCTAGCTCTAATTACACTATCTACAATGGAATCCAACTTCATGGCTAATTGTTTGTTTATTCCACTTCGTTCTCCTACCATAGAGTTTATCATATTATTGAACAAACCACTATACATATCAGTAGCTTGAATAAAATCTTGATGTAATATAAACCTAGGAATATCTACCGCATTTTTTAGTTTCTTCATTAAGAAGCTATTAGAGTAATAGTTAAGCAGAGCGTTTTGATTTTCATCTTCTATCTTTACACCTTTATCATCAGTTTGATAGAATAATTCACCATCGTTCCTGATAAAATCAAATACTGATTTACTATAGTTAGCCTACTGAGCTAGAGTATTACCATATTTCTTAGTATCAATTTGCGATAATCTAACTAATTTTGTTAGTCTTTCTGCATATGGTAACATGTCTTGATAGGCTGTAGCAACTAATACTTGTTGTAGATAGAAGTTTAAATCTCTATTTCCCTCTATATTAGAAGTAAGTGCTTTTTTAAGTAACTCTACATCTACTGCACGTCTAGGAGTATCTGGACTATTTTCAAAATCCAACAGACCTGCCCATTCTTGATTTAATCTCTTTTTAACATTTTCATCAGATTGTGAGTCAACAAAGTTAGCAAACTCTCTCATATACTGTTTCTTTAAACTAGATAACGTATCATCTATTAACTGGCTATAAGAAACGTCTTGAGGATCTACACCATATTGACCGTTCAATTTGATAATCATGTTAGCAAAATCTTTCAAAATAGGCTGTGATAAGAAGTAGAATGTAGCTTCTCCCTTACCTGTTCTAAGCAAGAATTCAGTCATACTGTAAGTAACAGAGTTAACATTCAAGTTAATGATGTAAGGATCTTTAGCAACGTCTACGTGAGCGTTAATCATGGCAGATAGCCAGTCAAGTATTCTTTCACCATCCTGAGAAGTTATATCATTTATATTACCTAAGTCGTATAAATCGGCTACTTCACCTAAATCCATTTTAAGATTCAGTGCTTGAGTAAGTGCATGATTAGTAGAAGCTAGAGCAAACGGAGCAATACCGTCTTTACCACCAGTATATTCAAACTTTTTAAATAACTGATAAGAAGGAAGTAACTCGTACATTGGTTTAGCTTCATTCTTGGCAGTACCCATTACTAGTGGAAGAATGTTTGATTTTACTTTTTCAGTAAGATTATCGAGAGGAGCTTTAGTTTGATCTATGTTAGTATCGTCAGATATAGCAATACGATACATATCAATTAATCCGTTTACTAATTGCTGTTCAGAGTTACTATCTATATCATCCCAATTACATTCTAAGTAATTACCATCTTTATCATAGTAACCAGTAACTATATACAACTTGTCAATATCAAAGTCAGAACCAGTCATTGCAGTAAAGTCATTAGGAACTATAATAACATCACCCATAGACTCTGGAAGTACATCTGTTACTTTAAGAGATGCGGTAGATGATAAACCCTGCGTTGGAATACGATAACCTAATGCATATGGCTTAGCATTCTGACCAATTATATTCTTCTTTATTAACCATTCTCTGATAGCTGTATAACCTTGTTTTCTTACTGAAGCAGGTACTACATGTCTGAAGAAGTTGGTACTAAGCATACAGTCCATACTACCATCTTCATTCAAAGGACTCAGATCTTTACCATCGTTGAATGCTCTACCTACAGATTCTTGATCTGTTATAGTTGTATTCTTAAATCCAAAGAACGCGTGCTGGATAGCAGAACCACCCGGAGTATTAATATCAATAGCTCTCTTTCCTACTTGTGATATAATTCTACTTTCAACAAATCTTCTATTACTCTGTGCTGACAGAGGAACACGCATTTGACCAGTAGATTCATCTATCTCAAAGGAAGATATTACATCTCTAGATAATCCACTATCTTTAGCTTGACGTATTAAGAAGTTAGACAACTTTCTAGTAGATAATGTTCCATCATCGGTAAATTCATCATATATCTTCTATGCTCCTAGATCAGATAATCTATTAATAGAATTAAACACATTATCTATAATCTACCTACCAGTATATTCTACCCCTTTATTTAATCCATACGGTCTACTCTTAACCAAGTTACTTAGTGCTACTTTAGCAAACTGAGTACCTAACGATCTATCAGTATGTTCGTGTGGATCTGTATTCATCTGTAATCTAAGATTACGCAAATCTTGAATATACGTAGGCAACTTAGAATTGCCAGAATCTAAACCTTCGAAGTTAGTTTCACCATTTACTATAGAAGTAGACGGTTTATTCAGATCTTCTAAGTTAAATCTACTGTTCTATGCATCTTTGTATGGTTTGAATTTCTTTCTACCACCTACTTTAACAGCGGATTCAAAAGTAAGCATATCAATAGCACCTAATTCTTCATTGTTCATACGGTTATACAGATGATAGTTATCTGCTTTTGCCATCACTCTGAACATCGGGAAGATAGCCATCTTGTCAAACACTGGTACATTCAATCCTAACTTAGTAAGTTCATGATTACCAAAGTATACCATCTTCAATGGTTTGATAAGAGTCTCTATAGCTTGTGCGTATAATTTAGGATCTGACAACCATGATTCATCAGGACTTTCTAATAGATCGAACGCTCTTTCTACTTCTGGTGACCATTCTCCTACTGCTTGAACAATTCTCTTATACAATGCAGGTCTAATGTACACAGCAGCATCGGCTTGGTTTATCCTACCTCTACCGTTTTCATCAATACCATATGCAGCAATCTGTCTAGCTACTGAATCCTCTATAGATTTCTTTACTTTAGCATTAAGAGTTTTCATAGTGTTGTTAATATTCTCTTTACTAACCATATTAACCAGTCGTTTCTGGTCTATATTTGGGTTAGTTCTTTGAATATGTTTCATTACTTCAGCAGCAGTAAACATCTTTTTGTACTCGTCAAATTTGATGGATCCTACCTCATTGTCACTCATATGTAATACTGTGAACTTAGAGTTATTTCTAGGATCTCCGTCTCCCCAATAAGTTCTAAGGTTATCTCCAGTAGACAATACAGAACCAAGACGTTTAATTTTGTCTACAGATCTTTCTACTATTATCCATGGTTGTTTCTTATCGCGTTTCCATTTATAGTAAGCCGGATCTCCAACAAACGCTTTTTCTACTTCTATGATAGAAACCATCTAGTTAGCTACATGGTTTGCAATTAATGAATAAAGTGCAGCAGGCTTACTTCTCTTAGAAGAATCTCCATTAGGAAGTGAACGAGAACGTTCATGATAATCGTCTAGCATGTTAGATGGTATTAACAAGTTCTCATATTCACCATTGGCATACTTTTTGATTATACCTTTATCCACTAAGAAATCAAGTTCTTCCTATACCTTATCTTGTAGAGTTGCATTTATCATATCGAATAATGCTTCTCTATTACTAAACAAAGTATTTTTAAGTTGTTTAAGTCTGGTTGGCATTTGATTTTGATTATTATCATAATCAAATTTTGACCAAGCATAAATCATCTGGTTTAAAGGCATGTATTTATAGTTTCCATCTTCTCCTCTCATTCTGATGGAAGAGAAATATCTGAAATACCCTCCATTACCCATATTATCCATCTTACCATTCTTTATTTTACCGTGGTAATTATCAATAGCAAGATTAGGATTCTATTCTACTTGTGATTTATCTGCGTAATACTGTTCTATAGCATTAAATTCATCAAGGAAATAATCTGCAAATGTCTGTAGTGTATCATCAGAATAATGATACAACTGATCATCAACATATTGAACCTGTATACCAGTATCTATCTGTCTTTCAGTTAATCTAGATTTAGACAACATATCGTGAAACAGTTTAACTCCACTAATAGAATACCATGTCTTCTTATCTGCCATAGTAGGTAATAGTATTCTATCGTTATGAGCAAGCACCATTTTAGATATATAGTCCTCTACTGGAGATATCTAGAAGTAATCTCTACTAGTTCTATTATCTTCGTTACGAACTGCAATAAAGGTACTTAAACTTAATTTAGATCCGTCTTCTAGTGCCTGCAACAGTATAGAGTGGCGATTATACACAGCCTTCCTAGTTTTTGATACTTCTGAAGGATCTGTATTAAACCATCTAATTCTATCAGACATATAATTATTCTAGGTTATTGGGTATACTGTAGTATTATTGGGACCAGTTACACTAAATTCAGAGGGATTTGGGTGAGATTTACCATGAGCAATAGCTAGTTTCTATATAAAACTGTCTTCTGTTACAGGGAACGGATTATTTAGCTTTAATAGTTTTGTTTCTCCTTTAGATAGTGCATCTAAATTACCTAATATCTGATTACGAATATTTCCTTTACTAGAGTCATTAAGCAAGGTGTACATTTTATCGAACCCTTCAATAGTAGGTAGTTTAGGATTTATTGACTTCATGCCGTATAATAAGTAGTCTATAGACTTAATATCTACGTCTATACCTATTCCGTTCAACCAGTTCACTAATTCCTCTTTTGCTGTAACACTAGCCTTGCGGATATCATCTTCTGTGAATGTAATGGCTTTAGGTCTCTTAGAAGTAAATGGAGCAGCTATTTCGTCTATCTTCTCTTTTATCAGCATAAAGTCGACATTCAAATCCTCAAGTTTGTCCTAGTCTATTTCAAACTTATTAGGATTACTCTTGTCTATCATACCGGACACATAGAATAGTTTACCCCATTGTCTAGGATATTTGTTCTATAGTCTAAGTAAAGAGGAATCTAGGATTCGCCATTTACCAGCTTTAGCTCTCATTGATGTTTTTACATCCAATACTAAATCTTCATCTTGTATTCTACTGTTTGCTTTTTCGAACGCTTCCTTAAATTCTATAGAAGTCATTTCGTTTTTAGCACTTTTAATAGTAGTAAGAATTTGAGTACAAGTGTTTTCATCGGGTTTGTTGTCTCCGCTAATGTAGTTGTATAGAGATTTAAAGAATGGATCGGCATTACCAAGTCTTAAACATCTAGATTCTAGATCTTCCCATCTTTCGATATCCCATAGGTTTTCCATTATTTTATTCCAAGACACATCAAAGGATTCAGTCATATTGAGTCCAAAGATAGGATCTACTACAGGCACTAGTTCCTTATTCTTATCATATTCCATCTTAGGAATAGAATAAAAGAATAGCTTAGCGTTGAAAGACATGTTGAGCTTCTTTGAAAATTCAAAAGCAACTCTATCGTATCTCTCATTATTATTCTGCCCTTCTGTATCACCATTTTTATCTACTTCTACTTCTTCAGCTTTGATATTCAAAGTAGATAGTTGCTCTGCCATTTCTTTTCTGAAGATATCCCAGTTATCAAGTACTTCTTCAATAAGTTGTTCATTCTCTTCAGGAGTAAGACCAGCCATCATATTTCCCTCTATAATAGAAGGAATATAATCTAGATTCTCTGTTAACTTAGATATATCAGATGCTTGTCTAACATTAAACACAGATAACAATGTACTAGTAAGTGAGTCTAATACATTATAAAATACATCTGGATTAATGATAGAAGGCATGTTCTTCAATCTGTCTTGAGGTACTCCCGGTATAGAGAAGAATGTACCATTGTCTGTAAATGCCTTATGGAATTCCTCCATAGATACAGAGTTCAGTTCATATTGAGAATATCTTCCCTTGTTTATACCTTTATATATAGTAGTATAGAGACTATCAGATATATTGAACATAGACTTAACAAAGTCTTTTATGGCTCTAAATAGCTTAATAGTCTAGTAACCAAGATTATACCACTTAGCATTCTGAACAATAGCCCAGCTACGGAAGTCTTCTGCCATAGCTTCCTCTACTTCATTTATAGAAGCATTCTTATATTCAGGATGATGTTTTACATAATCATCGTATACGATCTGTCTTTCTCTAGGAGAATGTACAAGTAGGTTTATATAATGCCAAGCTTCATGATACTGAATACCTTTCCCAGCACCTTGTCCAAGGATAATATTACCTATTCCGTTAGCAGCTAATCTAGTAACACCATATACTCTAGGACCATTGGAAGCGGCTCTCATTACTCCATTGAATACCATTACTTGATCTACAGATAAACCTAGTTTATCCATTAACCAAGATTTAGCTTCACGTAAGTCTTGAGATATTCTATTCACTTCATTTTCCTCAGTAGAATACATCCCAGTAACATAGAAAGTAGGTTCTAATCCAACTTCTTTGAATACCTTCTCTAACATAGATTTGATGAACATCTGAGGTTTACCATCCAAATCATATAAATATACGAAGTTTTCCTTAGATACCTTCTGACCAAGAGAAGCAGCGAATTGTTCGCGTTCCTCACTAGTCATATATCTAGCTACTTTAGGGGCACTAGCATCAGGTTGTTTAAGAGATTTAACTAACTCTTGAGCTTTAGCTCTTCTACTCTGACGATTCTCAGAAGTAGGTTTTACTTTAGGTTGTTCTTCTACCTTTTCCTCTACTGGTTTCTCAGGCTGTACTTCTGGTTCTTTTACTGGCGCTGGTTTAGTCTCAACAGGTTGTGCTACACTAATCGGTTCAGTAGATACTGATACTGGGGTCTGAGCTTCATTCACAGTTATGTCTTCTGCGTATATAAAACCGTATCTAAAGGCATAGTCACCCATATCAGTTAACAATTTACCACTATTAACCACCCAAGCTATTGCCGGTGGAGCGACTTTGTCTTTTACTAGTTTGCCTTCTTTCTCTGAGATACCTAATTCAGCTAAAGTAAACTCAAGCTCTCCGGGATACAGCACTAGTTTTTCATCTCCCGGTTTAAGTACGCGAACTGCAAGATCTCTAAGTCTTTCTGGTAAAGATTGACTAAGAACATTCTTATCCATGTTCCAGTGGTAGTTCTACATCATATACCACAAGATAGCCTTCCTAGCTATTGGGTTAGTCTTTACTTCGCTTAATGGTACATCAGTTCTAAAGTATAGACCATTTCTATCACTTCTAGGACTAGCAAAGTAGAACAATTCTGTTTCAGGGTCAAAGCCTAATTGCTTTTTAGCTAGGAACTGTACTTCTTCCTATTTCTTAGCTGATAGACGTGTTTTCTCGCCTTGATTAACTATCAACGGTAATACTCCATACGGATCACCATCTGTAATCAAATCAAGTACATATTCCATAAAGTTAGAATACTATCCATTAGGAGTAGGATTTCCAGCTTCATCGTGACTTCTCAACTTAATGTCAGAAGGTTTCTTAATACTTTCGTCTCTAAAGAATTTTTCACTCAAGTATACTGGAACAGTATATCTACCTCTTGGAGTAGCAGAAGGCTTTGGAAATATAACCATCTTGCCAGCAAATCCTCCACTACTAGCTAATACTTCATCAGTACCTAACTGTTTGATAGCAAACGGATCCGCCTTATAACCTACTTGAATACCACCAACTCCATAACCAAATGTACATTCAGTCAGTATCTTATTAGGATCCAAAGGAATCTGGAATGTTTTACATTCAGATAACTTTCTGAAGATAGGTTTATTACCATCTTTTTGGTTATTAAATGTACCATTAGATACATTTACTTGAGTAGGTACTACATGAGTAAGACCTTCCTCTGGTAGTACATATTTTCCATTCTTGTCCTTCTTACATTTCTATAAGTAGAAAGATACTATTTTTTCTTTTTGAGCAGCAAGAGTATTTAAGTCTTCAGCAGCTTTAGACTCTTTAGGTACACTACCTAATCTATGTTGATAGTCGATTGCAGCTTTAGCGTTACTTCTATATGCAGCAGCATATATCTCTCCATTCTTGTCTATAATCATATAGACAGCTGCATTTCTATATGTAGTAGGATCATTAGGATCAAAAGCAGCTTCATTTGAGGACATAGTGGGTCCCGGAACAAAGTATACCTTAGCATCAGATAAGAAATTAGGATCACCCATAGCCTCTCCTAACTCTTTTCCTGAGTGTATATTCTTTGCTCCTTTTACTTTGAACGGAAGATCCATAGGCTTAGTAGCATCTGGTCTATAGAACAATGTTCTTCCTACTAACCAACTGTTCATTATGCTAGTAGAAGACGAAAGACCCGGTACTATACCCTTTTCCTTCTCCTGTTCATTAGCTTTTTCCGATAGAGTCTTAGTAGAATCATCAGAGTATTGTTCAGCTAGATTCTCTTTCTCAATCTGTTCTTTAGTAACCTCTTTACCATTCAAGAACATTCTACCTTGATTATCTATAAAGTAGTCCTCTGCATCAGGAAATGCTTTATTTGCTGATCTTTCTAGAGCTACCGGATCAATGAAAGGAAGTTCTTCTGGTTGATCTTCTATCATAGTAGCTTTTATAGCATCTGGAATCTCAGGTTCTGTTTGAGGATCTAAGAAAGGATTATCATCAGATGTTAAACCAAAGTCATCGTCAGGATCTCTAAAGTTAGATGCATCCGTAAGATTCTCCATATCTATCTTATCTTGTGTATCGTCTTTAGTATCTCTAGTTATATCCTCTTCAGTTATATCATCAACAGTTCTTTCGCTTGATACATCTTCCGCATCATCTGCTACAGTGACCAGATCACTTATATCCATCTCTTCTATGTCTCCAGTCTCTTTATCCTTAGCAGTTAACTTATCTTCTTCAGATTCAGTGTATACGTCCTCTACCAGACTAGTTTCTTCTTCTCTCTACTTAACATCTAAATCAGTTGATGCTATTTGAGATCCAGAGTTATCCCCTTCTCCAGTCGGAGTAAAGTCGGGCTCTTCTTCTGATGTCATTTGAGTATCTTGTGTGTCCTCATTCTGAGCATCCTCTATTTCGCTTACTTCACTATAAGATCTGTCATTCTAAGTATATCTATCAAGATCTGCCTTAATAATATCATTAGCATACTTTCTAGCAGTATTTACCGACTCGTCTATAATATCATTTTGCTGTACATCTCTATTGTATCTAGCAATTATAGATCTATCGCTAGGAGCTTCTTGACCGTTGTCTTGCGCTTCCTTTGTGTATCTATCACGTACTTCTTGTTGTTCCTGTTCTGATAATTGTGACCAGTTACGAATATTGAAGTCAGCACGTCTGTTCATATCAGTTCTAAGTACTACTCCGTTCTAATATGCAGCACGTCTGTTTACAGCCTTACTAAGTAATCCAACAATTATATTTTCATCAGCTATCAATTGTTCTAGTTCTGGATCAGTATTGATTCCAAATGTATCTTTAAGCTATTTGAACATCTACTTATCCTTCTTAGTAGCATCTTCTAACTATTTCTGCTTACGATTAATGTGATATACTACAGAAGCTATATTCTCGTCACTAACATCCAAACCGTTTTTCTTTGCTTGAGCAATAAAGGATTGCATATCTTTGAGCTGTTTCTTCAGCTTATTAAGAACGTTAAGAGTAGTGAATGCCTACTGGGCGTCTCTTACTATGCTAACTAGGTTCTCTTTAACTCCCCATGCTTCTCTTTCTGCATCAGATAGATTATTCCAATACTCATCTACTGCGTTTTTAAACTCATCAGAACTATATACTTGATTTACTTTTTCAGCGAGTTTCTTGTTAACATCTTTAGCTTGAGAGTTAAATACACGTTCTAAGTCGTATGCCTTCATTGCATTCTTAGCAAACGTTTTATGCTCTTCACTGCCTACTCTAATTCCTAATTGATCTAAGTTCTCAGATACATTAGGATTATAGTATATACCCTCTAACTGTCTAGCTTTCTTAATATCTTCATCTATATCTTCTTGAGTAAGACCTTCTGGAGTAAATCTATCTCTAATGTCCTGAAGATTCTGAATCACATCTTGAGTATAGCCCTTCTTTACTGCATTATACCATCTGTCTACCTTAACATCTTCTTCTTTATTACTAATGTCATAAGCCGCCATATTACGCAATATCTTATTAGATTTCACATCTCTAATAAGTTGATGACCATCAGATATAGTAGTACCAGCGCCACCCATTAACAAACCGATAAGAGCACCAACTTTCATGTTCTGCTCTAGTTCTTTATCATTATTTAAAGCTTCATCAGGATGTAAACCCATCAGAGCCATGTTGGCTTCTGCACCATATTGGAAATTCTTAAAGAATGCATCCAGCAATGTCATCTTTTTAGGATCATACTTAGTACTTAATTCGTAATCTCTCTGAATTAAGTACTGCTGTCCTTCTTCTGTACCTCCTCCGAATGCTGTTACTCCAAGTTTAGTACCTAAACCTACTACAGTATTAAGTACATCTCTATACTTATTGGCTTTAAATACGTCTTTAGAAGCCATTCTGTATAGAGCTTTGTTTATTCTGTTATCTATAAACTTATCAGCTATATTCGCAACCTTAGTAAGTCCAGTAGCTTTTGCTAATCCTTTACCTCCTTGTTTAAGTAACTCTTTTGCTGATTTCACAGCGAGTTTACCTCCATAAGAGTATAAAGCCATATCCATGGCATCCCATACTCCTAAAGCCATATTAGAAGTAAAGACATTATCCAGACCATTGTATGCACTAAGTTTGATATTCTCAAAGTTAGGATCATCTGTTTTGATATTGTACAGAAGCATATCTTCAAGAATCTACGGCATGGTCATTTCATCTGTATTAATCCCTCTAGCCTATAGTTTTTCAATACCTTGGTCTAATATTCTATTTACGTCCAGATTACCTGAATCCATTTGATTTACTATGTTATTCAAGTAAGCATCAAACACTTCAGCATTGGTTTCTTGAGTACGTTGATAATAACTGTTAGCCGCATTTAAACCAAATTCCCCAATAGCTAATAAAGCAGCCGAATAGGGATTTCCTCTCTTAGCAGCAGTTTTTGCAGCCATACTTACTAATCTACCAAGAGTAGCAGTTTCTACAGTAGAAGCAATTTCTCCTAAAGAAGAACCCAACTATGGTATTGCGTAAGGATAAGATTCTAGATCCCCCCAAGCAAATTTATTATTGTTTACTCTCTCTCTAAACTCTGGGGATATTTGATTAGGATCAAAGAACCAGCTACCTTCTTTTAATATACTTTGGCGGTCTTTAATCTTTTGTACTTTAAGTTCTTGAGATGTTATACTATCATCGTATACCTTCTGTAAACTGTTTATAATACCAGTTCTATCAGGATTATTCCATACACTTTTTTTAGGCTTAATATTTAATACAGCGTCCCCGTAACCAGCTTTAACATACTCTTCGTATGTTTCAGCTTTATTATCGAACATAGTAGATAGACTAAGCATAAGTCTATCCCATAATGGTACTTTCTTAGGATCTACTTGCAGCCCTATGGAAGTTGTTTTCTTTCCAGTAATACTGTTTGTTTCAAATCCATCGTAGTACAGAGGAGCTAACTTACTGTTACCTTTTATTAATAACTCATAAGTCTAAGCATTCTGATCCAAATACGTCTATAACTGGGTTGCTTCCTATGGATCACCTTCTCCTGTACTTTGTATCTGATTTAATTTTTGTAGTTTCTCTTCATAGTCTTTCAAGAACTCTATGCTTTGCATAGTACGTAGTTCTTTTCTGGCTAAATCACCTTCTAAGGATCTGATATTTGTTTCTACTGCTTTTTCTACAATAGACTACCCTATCTAACTATTGTATAGATCATAAGCTCCTTTTATAGCTATAAAAGGATTTGGAGCAAAAGGTGTTCCCCATGATCTGTTACTATCGTTTTTACTTTTTGTACTATCAGAATCATCATTCCTAGATATACTCCTAGTATATATATCCGCTAAATTAGAAGGTATATCATAATCATACTCCTATACCTACTATTTCCTCTCAGAAGTAGTAGGTATATTTTGCATGGTATCCATAGAACCATAAGTCATGGCGTTCATTTTGGGAGCGCCTACCATGAATTTGTTATCTTCCATATTATCTTAGATATCTGTTAGCTGAATCTTCCGCCTATAAATATTTTTCTTTAGTTCCAAGAGTTCTGACTTGTCGTTCGTAGTTGGCATTTCTGGTAATAGTAGCTTCATTATTACCTATCTATAGAGGATAGGCAGCATCAAACTCTACATACAGAGCGGAGTCATCCAATTTCTTTCTAGTTAACTTCTTAGTAGTTTCTCCTTTTAATACTTCTCCAGTTTCTGGATCATATTCTTGTTTGATTTCTATCTACTGTTTATCTATAATATCTCCCAGAGATACTACTTTACTACCGATTAACTTAGAGAAGTCTCCTTTACTAATTGATTCAAAACCGATGTTTCTTAATTGATCTATAGGTATGTATACCTTACGTTTGTGGTATACCTCATTATTGTCACTGAGTACTTGACCAGATCCTTTAACAATAACATCTCTAAATTGGTCGTTGTACCAAGCTTGTTGAATAGTAGCCATTGCTACAGATCTGTCTTTCCAAGCTTTCTTTTGTTTTTCATCTGAAGCATTCTACATGTTACTCATTGCATAACCTAGAGCTCCATTCTCATATCCAAGTAATCCAAACGTCATATCTGTACCAAGTGTCATACTAGCTGTACTATTGGTAAGCTTTGCATCTTTACCTAGAACTTCTCCACCACCTTCTACAAGTAGGCTAGTGTCTACTTCTTTAGATAGAGGTTGACTAATCATATCTAATAGTTTTCTAGAAGCACTGTTTATTCCGGAAGCTTTACTCAAACTATTCCACGCTGTCTTGAGGTTATTGCTCATATTTCTACTTGCTTTCTGATATACTTCAGAATTAGCTTGTCCACTAGCAACTGCTGATCTCTCTTCAGGAGTTAAACCTCCAAGAGTAGCTAAGTTATTTTGTACAGTAGTAGTAGCTAGTATTCTAGATAAGTCTGGCAATGCTTGACTTGCTTCTGAAGCTCTAGCAGCTTTCGCCTTTAAACTATATCTCAACTGTTCTATGAAAGCAGGGTCTACATCATACTTAGATCTACGAATTCTATCAATCTGTGATTGAGCTACTGCATTAATAAATTGAGATTTGGCAGCATTTGCATCACCGTTATTCATAGCTAAATACTCTTCAAAGTACTTTTGACCCTGAGGAGTATCAATTAAATCATTGAACTTAGCTGTAGCTACTGCCATAAGATCTTCCATATTATTACCAGTTACTACATATCTAGTGCCATTTACATAATCTGTACCTAAGAAACCAGGTTTCAGATCATTAAAGTAAGGAGTGCTAAGTTCATTCAGATTCATATAAGCTACCGGAGTAATATCATCAAATATTTTACCAGTACCTAGAGTATCGTAGTTAGCTATATCTGACTTGTCCCAGCTGTCTTTGAGTCTACCTTCTGCTTTCATCTTAGCTCTTGTTTGTAAACCCATTCTCTAATAGTCTGCACTTTCTTTTAACTGAGACAGAGCAGCATAATCTACACTATTTATTAGTGATTGTAGTTGAGCTCTATTACTAGCATCCTTCATGTAATCAGGGTTAGACACCATTTGATTAATGGCATTCTGAAAGTCTTCTCTGCCAATAGTCATGTTATAATAGTTCTCTGTATCTACTCTGGAAGGTGATCTGAATTCTCCAAACTTCTGTAACTGTGTAGTAAATTGTTCTGCCGCTTGATCTACTGCTTGTTTTTGTGCCGCACCTATTCTGTATAATTCACCAAAATTGATAGGCACATAAGTATTAATAAACTAAGCCTATGCGGCTTGATCGTACATATTTGCTGCCATATTATCCTCTTCTAAATTGTTTCATTAAATTAATATAATCTCCAGATTTATAAGCGGCCTCTAAGAATGGAGCATACGCTTCTAGCATAGCAATATCTCTATTTCTTTGATTTCTCATAAGTTCCTTATTCTAGAAGTAATTGCTTAATTGTGATAATCCTGCTCTATTAATGTTTCTAGAAGAAGCTTTACTTCTAGCATTTTGATATATGGATAAATTTCTAGAACCAACGAATTGTTGTCCAAGATTATTTAAAGTATTTGCATAATCACTCTTATATTGATTATCTATATTATTTTTCTGTGAATATAAATCTGATATAGCCTTGTCAGCAGCTATTTGACTCTATAGTCTATATGCTAAATTAGCTCCTGTAGTAGGATTGTATTGGGAGGCATTATAATTTGATATAGCTCTATTTTCTCTAATAGCTCTCTTAGCTGGACTAATATCAAATTTTCTACCAGACATTGTTCTTATAATATTATCAGCATACGGATTGTATACAGCTTCAAAATTTTCTGGACTTGCCATTAGATTTGAAAATATCGGAGCTATTTGTGACATGTTAGAAGTGATATCTCCTAAAATTTTTCTCCAATCATTTTTATCTTTAGGAGGGTTTTCGTTATTGTTAGCTTTTTTATTCTGATTATTTACTACTGTAGAAATTATAGGTTCATATGGTATAGCCTCATCTTCTACTCTAGATATTGTTTCGCTACTTAGATCTAGGTCATTGGTGATAGGTTCTATACTTCTAGCTACAACTTTGTTAATAGCAGGAGAAATTATAGGTTTCTTACTCGTAGAGGATAATTTTTTAGTATCCGGAATAGCTGTCGCCATGTTATAGGTAGTAGCTATAGGAGTGCTAACGGATATTCTTTTAGCAGTATTTTGTTGACTAGGAGTAATAGATGGAGTAGACGGCCAAACATTCTTTTTTAAGGAATTGTTTGAGAAATTTATATTATTAGCTTCAAACGTCGGTAAGTTGTTACCAAAAGAATAACCACTGACCAACTTATCTATGTTAACATTTGGTTGTATATCGTATATACCACCAACAGACTATCCTTTGTATGGAATATAATTCCCAGTCTTGCTATCTCTTATCCATTCTCTTCCGTTTCTAGTAATTATGTCACCGTCTGCTGCTGCCTATATACCGTTCTTAACCTTAGATCTTTTATTCTTAGTTATCTCTTGAATGGTAAACAACTCGTCATGAATAGCCTAATCGTTTATTTCGTTAAGCATTGCAGAATTCTCTGCATATTTATCTTTACCTTTTGTCTTCTGTTTAGACATCAATCTTTTACCCATTTGTGCAAATGTTTCTTTACTTCCTGGTACTTTTAATGTATCACTCAATACTCTACTACCTTCCGGTAAATTTACTAAATTACTATCTGTTGGTTTTCCTTCCTCTGGAACTTCTAGTATCTGTCCTTGAGGTGTGTTAATTAGTTCTCCATCGTCTACATATGCCATGCTAGAAGGAATCTAACCTCCAGACTCCATAGTATACACATTTTGATCATAATCTTCATCCCATTCCTATTGAGCTTGCGCTCCAATACTAGCTCCGATTCTATGTTGCCCTGCTAAAGTTTTAGCAGCTTCGTACCTACGTTTTAAACCCTTATTACCAATAGCTCCTCGTATACCTGTGCCCAGAGTAAGAGTAGGGTCTTCATAGAATCCACCACCTGATATTTTACCCTTCTTACCTACTAATCCTGTAGCCAATCCTGCAGCACCGCCTACAATAGCTCCAACTGGACCAGCAACTGATCCCATCTGAGCTCCAGTAGCAGCACCTCCTATTACATTTTGTATTGATTGTTGTACTGCTTCTCCTTTAGTAGTAGCTGTAGAAGGACCGGCTAACATACTGGCTATATTAGTCACACCTCCTATTATATCTGAACCTTTACCTAATATATCTGTAATATTTATATTATTAGTAGGAGTAGATGTATTTCCAGTAGGTCCAAGAGATGCTCTTTGAGCAGCATTAGGACCGTACTTAGAAAAATTAGGTACTCCTAATAACTGTTCTGTCATCTAACGTTGCCAATCTACTCCACCGTATTGGTATTTCTTAATACCTTTAATTTTTCTTTTACTTTTCATGATTATACTAATGAGTATCTATATGTTGTATTAATATTTGGAAGATTGAAATTATGTTGATTATCACAATTAATAGTATAATCACATATCAAATATTTGCCTCTTAACCTACCAGGCAGTGATAATTCATCTTCATGAATGTCTTCTCTACCTATAGCAAACCTATAAGTATCTTCTCTATAATCTATAGCATATCCTCCAGTTAGATAGTTTTCCTATATAGTACCAATCTAATTCTTAGTAGTAAACTTTGCATCTATTAACATGCTATTTATATCTCTGAACTAGCCACTGAAGAAAACATTATCAAATGTTTTAGTTACTAATGGATCTTTATTAACTACATACTGTAACTTAGACTACATAGTATTTAACGGAAAATCTGCATTTTCCATTATCTTATTATTGTATATATACAATAACTTATCAGAAAATCTGAGATGAGCTTTAGGATTAAACGTATAAAATGAAGTAAACCTCTAAGTATATTCATTAAATACTAGTACTGCATTATCGAAGCACATCTGTACTTCGTTAAATTTGTTATCATATATGCTAGTACGTACTTGAATATCTGGATTATTATTCAAGTAAGTCTATACATTTTTTTCTTTAGATAACTTATGTATCCTATCAGAAAAAGAACATATCTCATTCTTATCCGTATCATACCAATATAGAGAAGCATCTGATGCTACTATACTCTAATCGTTAGATATAGAAGATCCATTATTGGTAGATACATAATCGTATCTAGTAAGGATTCCTCCAGTACCTAAAGTAAGAGTACTAACATTATTGTCTGTAATCAAAGATCTATCATTTACAGATGCTATTCCTAATGCAGAATCTTGCCAGAAGAATAACTTATCTCCGAAAGCTTTCATATTAGTAACAGGTCCGTATTGGCTATCTACTTCCATATAATTGGCAGGTTTAAACTGAGCCCAACTATCTGTAATCTCATTAGCCGTTTTAGTCTCAGAATAAATTATTTTGTTTGGCAACCTTAAGTTAGCCATAGAAGTAGTAGAATCTGCCACATACATCTGTGTACTAGGCTATAATGAGTATACATCGTTATATGCATAATACGGTTTAGTCTAATTAGAAAAACCTAAACTATGTATATAATTAGTTAAGTATGGATTAGGACAATTTCCTCTTTGTCTACTCATACTTTCACCATAAGCAAGATTTAGATTGATAGTAGTTTCTAACGGAATGTAGTCACTTAAACTCACTTTAGTTTGTCTACTATCATACTTTCCTCCTCCTTGCCCGTCTGCAATAGGTGAGCCAGTTCTATGATCTAATACTCCAAGATAGGTATCTCCCCCGAATACATAGTTAACATTACTATCTACTTCAGATATTAACTTATATGATGATGTGGATATATATGTAGAATTGCTTCTAGCATTATAATTATTACCTCCATAAGGAACAATTCTCCTTTTTATATTTACTACAGGGGTTGAGAAAGGAGTATGATTATAGAAATTTATCAAACTCTTAACCCCTTCTCCCACAGCTATCTTATCATCTACTGCAATAGAATGTTGTCTAGGAAAATAACCATCTAGTTCTACTACAGCACAACTTCCAAAGTAACACATTTTTGCGCTAAGCCAATCAAACTATTCCTAGTTATTCCACATAACTCCAAAATTTAAATAGGAACGTGATCCTATGCCTCTATAGTAAGCTTGAATATTACCTAATTCTCCATTAGGTATAATAGGAGTAGTTATTGCTCTATTTATGTCAAATTGTATTCTATTTCCACCCTATAAATTCTGATAGTGAGTGATATACCTCTTTCCTATCATATTAACTACCATCTCGTCATCATCAGAACTATCCATATTAACCGCATTATAAAAGAATCCATCTTGTTTGAATATTGATCCTAAGAAACTTGGTTGAACGTAGGCAGTCTATGTGTTCATAGCATATGTCTGATACGGAGTCTGAAAATACTTAACAAATCCTTCTAACTTTATATTTTGGTTGTTTAATACAGGTATAGTTCTAGTAGTGTTAGGCATTCTAGTGTCACACCAATGACACAAGTCTAGATAAGTATTGTCACCTAATTCAGATATAACTTCATCGCCTGTAAAATCTATTTCTGGAGTTATTAAACTGAATATATTTTTAACTATACGATCCTAATTTAAATAAAGTTCTCCGTCTCTATAAGTAGTAGGTGCATCATAAAAACTAACACCTCCGCATATAGACATGTTAGTATCTGTAACTCCAAGAGGTATTCTAGGTCTTGTGTCCATTTCACTTTTTAGCCATGTACCTGTAGTAGCATTAGGCCAAGGAAATGCAGTAGTATCAGACAGTATACCCTACATTAATACAGTTCTATCTTCTGCTGTTCTTTTGCATCTTACTATTTCGTATGCCACAGCTCCGTCCGGAAAATTCTTTATATTAAACTTAACCCCTATAGCTTTACCTATAAATTCCTATGTAATAGAATTAGTAAGATCTCCATTTACAAACTACATATAAAAATACCAAGGAGATACTTCAAATGAATGCGGGAATTTGATATCTGCTATCCAATAAACAGGACTAGCGACATTCTTATTATTAAAAAATATTATACCAAATCTGTATATTTCATCTCTCTAATACCCTTTATATTTTGAATCTATATAGGGGTCGCAATAATTAGGTATTCTTTGTTTTACTTCAGGGTATTTTACTACAATGTTACTACCATCACTAATCTGATGTATTATTTTTCCTTCATCCTATTTTCTAGGTACACTCATGAAATTATAATCTAGAGTAGTATCTAACATTATGTCTGTAGTTATAAACTCATAATCTATATTTAAGCCTGTGCCGCCTAATACTAGTGACTATTCTGAAGAAGACTTAAATTTATATTTTGAAACAGTATTATCATTAAGCTTATAATCTGATAAGTTTAATGGACATATACAATCATGTTTTTTATCTATGGATGATAATACCTACTTTAAAGTACTATCTGTAGGAGTAACAGATATACTAGATCCTGAATCAGCTGCCTATAATATTAACTTGTTACTTCCAGTAAATCTATACGACCTAGCATCATACTCTTCTCCATTTATCATTGGTTTCCAAGTAGTTTCTCTGACATCTGCAGCAAACAATATATTATCTTTTTTTTCTAGAGTAGCTACAGTGAAATCACTACCGGTATTAGCATTAAATTCTTCTATAGTTACAGTATTCAATGTTTTATTACCTAAATCAGTATATGTTAAAGAATTACCGGAAGGTAAATCTATTTCGTCAATAACATCTATATTAGCTATTTCGGTATTATCTACGTATTGTATTCTTACTATTCTACACTTGTCAAATAATCCAGAAACTACATTAGATAAATCAATTACAATATTAGCACTTTTGCCAGTATTAACATCTTTATTTACTCCTTGATATTCTGCAGAATCGGTAGTAGTATTACTGGACGTTAAGTGTATAGTGTTGCTAGCAGGAGCATACCCGGTACTAGAACCTCTTTCATTATATAACTGATAAGTGTACTATACTTGTCCAGATAATAATGACCCGTTAGTTCCAAGACTAACTATTTTAGGAGCAACTAGCAATGTGCTTGGTATTATATCCAATGAATCTGGATTCTTTATATTACCTTCTTCATCTAATGCTGGATTTGTACCTTCAGAGTTTTGCACGTATCTATCGCTCATTATATTTAGTGATCTAATACTACTCTCTCCATCTGTAAAATACATTTTAATAATAGAATCAGATTCATAGTTAGCGACTATTTTTACTCTGCTAAATCTATTATAGTTAAGCCTCCCTTTTAATACTAGTGTGTGCTGTATTAATCCTTCTTCGTAACCTTCTACTCTATATATTCTAGTTATACCATATGGATCTGCAGTAAGTATGATACCATATTGATTAATTATGGCTGTAGCTAATACTACCTCGTCACTGTCCATGAAATCACCACCTTGTATCAATCTAGTGCTTTGTATATTCTAAAGTACTCCACTAGTACCGTCTTTATTAGTAAGGATACGTACATTCTCTGCATACCTGTATTGTGATTCTGGTATAGCAGTAATATCAATATCCAAATTCATCCCTTCGATGAAACTATTTGTCTAGAAAGTATTACTCATAACATTTCCTTTTAGTAATTATTCTAGTTATATATCTATTGTTCTTCACCCAAATGTTCAAAAAAGCTATCGTGTTCTCCTAATTCTGGATATAAACGGTTCCACTAATTTTGAATACTGTGAAGTTCATCTGGACCAGGCATCATAGCTTCAGCATAAGCCTACTTTCTATAGAAATTCCAAGATCTTTTAATAGAATAATAAATTTCATTTGATAGTTGCCCCTTTATCCATTTTGCGTATAGTATTTTTGTACCTATATAATACATTAACGCTTCTTTATATGAAGGTAAATCAGGTATCATAGGCATACTATCTTCATCAGTAGGTATAGCGTGATAAGATATTTTAACCCAACCACACGGCACATTAACAGTAATGTAACCAGGTTTAGTAGAGTACTGTAGACTGGTATTAAAAGTAGCCGGATTACCTATTATCAGTCTTCCGTTATTACTAGGTACAGTATATTGATTTACTAAAGCATCTAAGGTTTGTTTAATATTCTTATCACTATTAAGTATCTCTAAAGCTTCCTTATCATCATCTAGATTGAAGATATTCTTAACCAATGGAATCAAGGCACTATCTTGTACTAGCATTTTGGGATTGCACCCACTACATTTCTTATATATACCAAAAGAGTTAGTAACCTTTCTCATTGGTAACCAACCACAGCCATTTTCAAAAGAGAATGCAACTTGTCCCAATCTATAAAGATCACAAGGCAGTTTAGCTTGATAATTCTCAACTATTAAATTAGTTGTTTTGTGTTCAAGCTATTGTACTGCGCCTATTTTCTCCATACCTTCACCAATCCACTCTTTGATGTCTGTTATTTTAATTTCGTCTTCCTTTAAATCATAATCTGCTATAATTTTAGCAATTATTTCTTTAGATGTAGTTAATCTATCAATCATTGTAATACCTCCATTTAGAGCCATAAGCTGTTTTTCTTCTACCACGTAAACAATCAGATATGGCAGATTTATTGTTTATGTTTCCCGTATCTTTAGCAGCTTCAGTAATAGAACTGTATATTTTTTCTATTCCATCTTTATAAATTCTAACTATTTTAGTTCTTTTTGCATTGTCTTTTTTATAAGAAATATCTGTCTTATAATCATAAGACCATATAAATCCACCAATGCTTTTACATAATCCTGTGCAACATTTGTTTATTGTACCTGGAGTTACATTAAGATTTAATAACTTGACTGCTTGTTTCGAATTTAGAAAACACCCTATAAATTCTCCATCTTTATTATAACAATATACATTTTTACATCCTTTCCCTATTCTATTTTTTGTTGCTTTATCTACTATTTTGGGATCTCTTTTCTTTCCGTAATATAGATCATGCAATCTTTTCTTCGCTTGCTCCGGCATCTTATGCCCAGTGTTTGATGGATGACTTGCTATTTTACTTATGTTATACTCTGGATTTAAATCTAAATATTTTTGTTCTAAATACAATAAAGTATCTCTTACAGGAGAACATATTTCTAGTACGTTTACTTCAAAATTATATTCTCCATATTTATCATAAGCTCTTTGCAACGCGATGCTATGATGTTTCTACTTTCTTAGATGAGAACGATGCTGTATTAATCTATCATAAAAGTTATTAGTACTACCTATATAAGAATGACCGTTTAAGACATTCTTAATTTGGTATATTCCGGCTTGTTTTGGTATATCCTAAATATCACTTAATTTCCACGTAATCATGTTCTCTATTCTTAATTATTTGAGCTAATCTTCTTTTATTAGCTCTAGTTGCTACAAACTAATATCTTGTTTTATTAGTTAATAATGATTCCTTTTTAGACCACAAAAATCTGTACTTAAAATAATTGGAATGTTCATTAATAAAGTAAACGGCTTTACCTTGTATAGCACTCTCGTGATAGTCTATTCTAAGACTCTTATTGTCGAAGTTTTTAGGCTATCTCTTAACAATACTTAAGTATCCTAATCTACATGGTAATCTAAATTCTTTACTATGCTCCATTATTTCTTCTACTATAAATCTAAAGTAATCTTCAACTATCTGTCTATATACTTTGTAGTCAACATCGTATACAGTATCTCTTTCTATATTAGATAAGTAGAACTAATAAAAGTCCATTATAGTATATGATTTCTTATTCATTATTGCTATTGTTTATATATGTTCTACATATCGTCATTAGAGTTATTAGTAGTATCCGCAGGCATCTTAGGCATAATATTCAGCTCTTTATTGAATATAAGATCTTTTATAGTAGGAATCATGTGTGCAGGTGCTGGATACGGTTCGTCTGGATCAAAGCATTCATTAGCATCTGCAGGATTCTCTAGTATAACATCAGCCTCTATATATTCTAACTGATTGTTACCTCCTTCTACGTATATACGACTATCTTTTAAGTAAGCAATATAATCCTTACATGTATATTTTCTATACTTCTAAAATTTCATTTTGGACTCACTACCTAACTATATCAGATTACCATACATATCCTTTACAGAAACTAGACCTGTTCTGAAGTGAAAGTCTATGAGTTTAGGTAACGTTATATCACTAACATATACAAAGTGACCTGGTATACACTCTTTCCTTTCTAAGTGTATACATCTAATAGTTTGAACATACATGGGATTGATATCTCTACCCTTATCTATGTCTTGCTTAATTAGTAAAGCTCGGTAATTGTTAATCCATTGCTCTATCTATATTCTACTTATGTGTTCTGATTCAGAAACAGAACTATTGCGCAATTCAAGTAAAATATCATCAATAATAGTATTCAATGTGTTTAATTTCATAATGCATTATTTATTAAATATATCTATAACGTATTTTAAGGACTTTTTAGACACTTTATATGTAAAGTAGTACAATTGACAAGATATAGTAATAGCGTTTAAATAAAAGGCTTAAAATAAAAAAGGCTAGTATTAACTAGCCTCATTCATTGCTTTTTGCATATTCTATGGTAACATCTATTTCATCTAAGGTGGAACCATGTTTCCTGCTTGCTTTATTAATCCTTTTAACTCTGCAACTTGTTCTTGTAATTCTTTTATTCTAGGGTCTTCTTGTTTTATGTTTTCTTCCTAGTAATCTAACTACTTGAGTATTGCATCGCACTTATTCATCTCTTCTTCATACTTAGCTAAAGCCTCCTTCTTTGCTTTGTATTCGTTATAATTATTTTTTACCATTGTTATTATCTGTTGTTTATCAGTTGCTATAGTTAAACCTACAGTTCCATCTGTTATAATGGATTTACCTTCTTCTACAGATAATTTTTTCTATTCGCCATCACACCCTATTGTTATGTCTACTAATTTCTTTCTATTCTAATTAGGCAAAGGGAACTGTTGAGGAGGAAGTGGTTCATCATAAACCTTGGACACATTCATCACAGTACCTTTATAGTAAGTAGTACTTTTTTTGAATGTCCCAGTTATTTCTAATACATGTATAGGATCTCCTATATTTAATTGTGCAAATGTTATCATAATAAGTATTTATTAAAGGGCTCCGTTAAGAGCCCTTTTGATTAAAAATTACGCAGTAGCAGTAGTAGGCAACACTATGTGGTTTACAGTCTGGAATATACCATTTGCTTTATTGTAATAAATTAAATATCTATTTCCAGTAGAAATTTCTTCTGTAACCATTTGATCACCTGAGCCATTTATAAGAGCTCTAGCCCCTGTTGAAGTAGTAGTCGTAGGACTTACTTGATTAGCTGTTCTAGTTGAGTCAATACTTACTAGAGAAGCTGCTGTTACTGTTGATGCAGGAGTATTTACTATATTAAGTAAAAACATTCCTTCACATGGCATTTGTCTCCATATTCTAGGACATATACCATAAGTAACAGTATTATTGGTAGTATCAGTAGTAACATATATTGTTCTTAATGATGGTATACCAAAGTTATCTATAGTTCTTACTCTACTTCTGTTGAACGGATAAGGATTAAAATTGAAAAACATATTTACCTCCTTTTCTTAGCATCCACAACCACATCCGCCAGAGTAACCATAACCATTATAACCATAGTCTGAGAAGCCACCGTTACATCCGTAAGGATTACATGTCAGATATGCAGGAACCGGACAAGGTCTAATTTGATTAACGATATTAGCTGTCTAAGCTTGCTGTGAAGCAGCTAACTGCAATGCAGCTTTATCTTCACGAAGGCTGTCGATCTTGTTCTACATTTCACGCATCTCAAGTTGACAGAATCTGTCATTGATGATTTGGGTCTGAGCATCTATTTTAGCACCCAGTATATTGAACTGAGTATTAGCATTGTTTGTCAAAGTATTAGTTTGATTTACAATAGCTAACTGATTTTCATAACCCTGAGTAGTTATAGCATTACGAACATCGCAGCAGCAAGAAGCCAACTGAGATGCAAGGCTTGCATTACCGCTCTGGATAGCGTTGATTACTTGTGCACCTGTCAATTTAGTATCACAAGCGATCTGGCTAACACTAGTATTAATAGTGTTCAGTGCATTCTGTACTGCATTAATATCACAATTCAAAGTATTAGACAAAGTAGCGATAGCTTCTTTGTTACCATTGATTGCTTGCATTAACAAGTTAGTATTAGCATCTGTGTTCAGCTGAGAAGCAAGCTGTGAAGCTTCACCGCTTCTGTTACCGAAGCCATTACCACCCCAACCGCCCCAAACAAAGAACAGTAAGATGATCCAGATCCACCAACAACCGTTGCCACCGAAACCTCCATTGTTATTCATCATAGCCATGAGAGCTGCAGGGTCCATACTTTTATTACCATTCTGCATTAATGCAGCTAGACCAGCGTCAAAACCACGGTCTTGAACAATAATTTTATCTTCTAACATAATTGATTTTATTTAGGATTGATTTAATTTGATTAATATCTAATGTAGCGCACAGAACGACCACGTTTGAATTCTTCTTCCATAGGAAAGGATTTCTCTCTTTCTCTCTCCTTCTCAAAGTCTCTTTCATCGTATTCTCTGTCGTATTCTCTACGTCTACCATATGAAGATCTACCCATTCTACGGTAGTTTCCATAACGTTCCTCTTCGTCATCATCTTCGTACTTGCTGTAATGTCTTTCATAAAGATCTTCTTCAGCGTTTCTAATCTTATCACACATGACATAAATATAGTAGAACCACATCTTACCTTCATCTATATCTTTGTCACAGATCCAAGCTTTAGCTAATTCTACGAAGAACTTCGTATTGTTAGTGCCGGTAATGTTAACAATGACACGATAGTAATCAGAGTATACCATATTCAATGCAACGTACCAATCATATTTGTTTATCTTTTCATCTAAACGAATACCATATTGATTAGCTAATGCTGTAGTTTCTTCTAATGACCAATGTTGACCTCTTGTTCCGTCTTCATTTTCCATTTTATTTACAGCTTTACGAGCATGTTCTTCATTGAAATGAGGACCGTGTTCAGCTTCATAAGCTTTTGTACGGATTATTCTATGCATATTATTATTGATTAATTTATGTTTATAATAATAGTTTATTTGATTTCTATTATTCTGGTATCAGTTACTTTGATAAGTTTATTGGAATTATCTATAGTAAATTTGCGAATTTTATCTTTTTTAAAGTCAAAGTGAAAGAACCTGGACAGCCACGATTTGTACTAATTACGATACACTTTTTTTTCTTCTATGAACAATGTCTAAGCATTCTTCAAATCTAATGTGACTGATAAGATTGAATCTTTTCTACTTACTATGATTGTCGTTAATTTATTGAGTTTTAACTTCTTACTAAAATCTGATTCTTTTGTTTGGATTACTGTTTTGATTGAATCCTTTACTTCTGTATTGATTACTTGAGCTTGTACCAGGTTCTTATCTTTAACTTTTAATTTCTTTTTGGTTTCATTAAGCTATTCAATTATACTGTCTTTACTACATTTTAACTAATCTATAGTAAGCTATAATGTTCTGTTAGCCTAATCTTTCTTGTCAAATAGAGATTCATAGTAACTAGTATTATTAACTAGCCTAGCTATCTCTGCATCCTTTTTTCTCAGTTGGTTGTACATAAAAAAAGCACTTACCGTTAGAATACATATGAAACTTATGGTAAGTGCTTTGAAATTTCCTTTCAACCAATTAACTACTGTGAGTATTGCTGTTATTATCATTATTGGTATTTTTTAAATCATTAATGTCAATATCTACTCCGAGATATTTCTCACCTTTAGATTTGATAACCTTTCCTAAAACTTTTTCTATTACTTTACAAATCTTGCAATCTGGATGTAAATCTTTCATAGATTCAAGCCAAGATATAAACTCTGTTCCACATATCATACCAGATATAAACTCTACAGTATGCAAATCTATAGAAGTAACTATACTAGTATCTATTACATGTGCTCCTGCTATCAACAGTACAGCCTCAAATAACTTATTTATAGTCTTCCATAATTTGTAGGACTCTATCTACTTATGACCATACTTACGAGAAACTTTATAACCAAGGATTACATCTATAATGATAAATAAACATACGCAAACAACAGTTACTGAAATTGGTGCAAAGTAGCTAGTGATTCCCGCTAGTATTCCAGCAGATATTTTTTGTGCACTGCTGAACATACTTTTTAATAGTGTCATAGCCGGATCTCCTATATTGTGAATCATAGCAAGTGTTTTGAAAAGTAAAACCCTAGCTGATAATTAGTCTGCCAGGGCTGATAATATTGTTTTGATATACTTATAAAACGTATATATTTATATATAGTTTCTTAGTCTAATTATTCTTTAA